TGTACCTCTTACAGAGATATCTTTACCGAGATCCTTAACATTTGATTTGATGTAGTTCGCGTATACATCACCGACTCTATGCCCTACCTCTTGCAGAGCTTTAGAGTCCTTCTGACTCCATTTTACGAGCTTGTCAATGTTTTTGTAGAGCTGGTTAGCTCCTGAAATAGATGATACATTCATGAGTTCTCGCGTAGTTCTGTGATCACTCGAAGCTGCTCCTGTCTCCCTACCTCCTGAACTCCAAGCACGTTGTATACTTTTCCATCGTACGTGACTCTGTGAGAAGCCTCGAGGATGTTTACTGTCGTAGAGTAACGAATCATAAATACAACTTGCTGAAAGGAAAGCATCTGCTCTCCACTTACTCGCTCCGAAGCTGAGGGCTTTCGGTCTATAGCTGCCCAAATTGTAGCGTACGTAAGCCACGTAACGACCTTCTCTCCATAGTCATTCGCTACTGAGTTAGGGCGTTGTAAAACAATCCTTCTATCTAGTGCTCCGATGTTCATACAAGGGAGATAATTCTGTACGGGTTTAGTATTGCCTCTATCCCGAGAGGGATCTTAGAAGCCTGGACCCCTACGATGACAGCCCGTCTGTTTTCGTAGTAGTGAGCTGCAAGCATTTTTATTGCGTGCTTAATTGGTGGTGATACAGATTTACCGATGTTTCCAGCGATAATTACTGCATTAAATCTGTCCTCAAAAGTTGAGGGAGGGTCTAGAAAAGCAATCCGCGCTGGTACTCGTGAAGAGTCTGCGTAGTATTTTGAGACATCTAGAGTCTGTAATTCATTAGCACTATCGTAGTAAGTTACTCCAGTAACTGATCCAATAGCAGCGGGTATCTCTACGTTATAAAAGTAATCTGTTTTAAGAGTATAGGTAGTACTCACAAAGACTCTGCCAGTGTAATCTTGTACAGCGATTGCTGCGCTCGTTATAATCTCTGAAATCGTTGTATCCTCGTCTGTGTGATCTACGCGCAAAAACTCCTTCATATCTACGAGAGATATAATATCTGTACCTAGTGGTATGTCTGCTACTGTAAATTTCATGACTGAGAATTATACAAAAAGAGGGAGCGAGCGTCAACTCGCCCCCCGTTCCTGTTATTGTTAAACTTCTTAAGCTACATTAGTAATAGAAGCGAAAGCACCAGCTTGGCGAACTTCAGCATCGTAAAACTTATTCAAGTGTAGAGCAATCTGAGCTGTTCCAGCATTCGAGTAAGGATCAACTAACAAGTCAAGCCCTCCGAAGTAAGCTAGAACTAATCCAGCAGCGAAATCGCCGAAAATTAAATCACCTTTACCACCTGTACCCTCTGCAATGTTTGGAGTAGCTACCGCTGGGAAACCGTCGAAAGACTGACCGCTCCACATTGCGCTAACTGCTGAAACCTCAGCAAGAGCACGAGACGAAGCCCATCCGTGAGGATTCATCGCCCACTTAGAGTTAGCCATGTTGCCTCCAGCTTGTAAAACTGCTTGCTCAAGAGCGAAAACGTCTGAGTTTGCTAGAGCTGCACCACCATGAGCTACAGGAGTAATACCAGCCACAATCTTAGCGAATGCCGCCTTATCGATAGTAGTGTTAATACCAGCTGTAAGCTCTCTTGCGATAAGCGTATCTACTTGACTACCTCCCTGAAGGATTAACTGCTTAGAGAAAAGAGTCTTGTTCGCTACACGTACAGGAGAGAGTGTAAGCTCATCCATTGCAAGAGTAGAGTCTGCTGAAGCTGACACTTCAGTCTCCTCTGTACCGATTGCTTTTGTAGTTACACGAGGGAACTTCAAGTTGCCTGTCGCTCCGTTAATAGTAGTTGCACCTAGCTGCTCAATCATAGTCGGAGCTCTTAGAGCCTCGATTACACCTGGTACGTTTGTAGGAACATAGCCAGAGCCATCTCCAGAACCAGCTTGAAAGTCGTCAGCTGCACCAGCACGAAATAAAGCCGCCTCTGGAATACCGATTTGACCACTCATCTGCAAGCCTCGAGACTGCATCTCAGAACGTGCCTCTTGTGCCCACTCCGCTTCTGCTCCTGTCAATCCTTTGCCATGAGATACCATCTCTACAGCTCTCGAGAGAGAGAACGAACGGTTTACTTTGTCCATCTCTTTAGTCTCAGAGATAGAGCTACCAGCGAAATGCGCTTGGCGTGCAATCATATCTTCGTGAGCTTTGCGACGCTTTAACTTGTTGTCAAGTCTTACGTTCTCGCTCTCAAGGTAGTCACAACGTGCCTCCTCTTCATTTGTGAGCTCGCGCCCTTCATTATCTGCGTTCTCGTTTAAGAGTACGTGCTCCTCGTAATTTTTACTACGTAGAGTCTTCATGTCATTTAAGTCCATGTTTTTTCTTTTTATTTTTTTAACTGTAATACACTTATCATCTTCGCTGCTTTTTACTTCAGCTGTTCTAATTTCTTTGGGCTCCTCCTCTTTTCGGGCAGCCACTGTCGCGCTCTTGTAAGCTGGATACGTCACTGGCGAAACGTCCAATAACTTAGCCACCTTCTCAACTTTCCGCGTACTCCTGTCTTCGCTCCAGCTTTGATCTTTAATCGTAAACGCAAACGAAGATTGCGAGATATCACCTCTTTTAATACTTGTATAAAGGTCTTTTGCATATTGCTGCTCTCCTAGTTTTACTCTGTACTTTAAGCCATACTCATCCGTAGAGAGCTCAAGAGTACCAGCTGAACTCCTCCCAAGTATGAGAGAAGGATCGTGATTGATTAGAGCGCGTACGTCGTCATTTAGTACATCATCGAATGCACCAGGAGAGATACTCTCTCTAAATACTCCCAAATCTGTTTCGCTGTTGTAGAGAGCTGCGTATCCTTCGATTATCATCTCTCCATTCTCCTCTCGTACTTCGAGAGTACTGTCAAATTTCGAGTAGTGAGCTGCTGTCAATAACTCGTCTCTTTTCTCATCCTCCATTTTCATTGCTTTTTGAAATCGACTCGCTGTAAGCTTCGAGCTTATTGAGTGCGATTTGGTTTACCTGGACAGTGTGGATATCTCCTCCCTCAATAGGATTGAGCTCCTCCTCCATTCTGACCTCGTTTATGCTTAAAACTCCAGCTTGTAGCATCTGAGTGAAGTACGTAGCTCTCGCTCCGCTATCTCCTCTCTGTAAGTCTGAAAGTTTGAATTTGCTGTATACTACTGGACGATCAAATGAAGGGATTAACTTTCTGTCAATCTCTTGTTCTATCCTCTGAGTCCAGGGAACTATTGTGTGACGAGCAAACATGAGATTCTGCTGCTCTACGTTGTTATATGTCGTTTGAGAAGGGAGCTGGACCAGTGCAGTAGGTACGTTGAATATTCTGCATATCTCCTCAGCTTGAAAGGCACGAGTCTGAATAAACTGAGCCTCATCTGGAGAGATAGAGATCCTTTGGTACTTAAAGCCGAACGGCATTAATTTAGTCCCAGCTTGAGCTGCTCCGTTATTCCACGAGCCCTGAATCACATCCATCTGCTCCTTTTTGAGTGGCTGCTCTGAAGAGAGTACACCAGTCATCTGACCCGATTGTCCGAAGTATTCAGCTCCAAAATCTTGAGCACTTTTCGCGAGTCCTAAATTCTCTCTATGTAATCGAATCGGGCTCATACGCTGGAGATTGCATATCTCGAGCATATTCTCAGGGCGTACTATCCCCACATCTTTGACGCTATAAACTCTCTCGCCCTTAACATTGCGGAGGTCTACGTCTGAATAGTGTACAGGGATTAACTGAGTAGCATAGCCTCTCTCATCTCTCTCGATTATTGCATACCCTACGCCATAAATTACAGCACTTGCAGTGATGGACTCCCAGAACTCGTAAGCTGTCTGGTGATTGTTTGGCTTTACTTTAACCAGGTTGTAAGCTGGGTGAACATTCGCCTGGACCACGTTTCTTCCATCTCGCTCATATATCTCTAAACCTAGAGACGCAATAGTTGAGGATATCTTATAAACGCAAGCGTAAACGGTGCTTATCGCCATCGCGCTCGACTCGTTTATCGTAGCTCCTGACTTAGTAAGCGGATACAGCCCCATCTCAGAAGAGATTGTATTTGGGTCGAATGGTCCCACCCTACGAAATAACGCCTTAACTCTGTCTGTTAATGTGCTCATGCGCGCGTATAGTACGACATTTAATCGTAAAATACAAGCTTAAAGAGAGAATACTTCTAGTAAATATTCGTCTTCTCCTTCAATAGTGTTCTGTACATAGCTATTCATTGCGATGATGGACGCTATTACACCATCTACTTTCTTGTTTTCCTTCTGTTCTTTGGTGACTCTCTTGTTCTCATTTACGTCTGTGTAGATTACAGCGCAGCCCATTTGCCATCTTAGGCACTTATTCCCTCCATGAATGATATTTCCCCTCATCACTTCCATCTCAAACTCCTTTATGGGTCCATTCATGCTAGTT